ATGGTTCTCGCGACCAACATCGTCCGCCGCGCCGGATCCGCCAACTATAGCGTCCGCAAGAGGATGCCGAAGGATCTCTGGCAGGCGTTCGGCAATAAGCTCATCTGGCGTTCGCTCGGCACGCCCGACCCGGAAGAGGCGAAGCGACGTGCGCGACGCGTGCTCGACGAGCTCGACCGCGAGTTCGACGACATGCGAGCTCGCACTTCCATGAGCGAGCATGACATCCAGGAAGCCGTCTGGAGCCGCTATAACGAGCTCGTCGATGCCGATGAGCGCTTCAGGCAGGATCAACCGGACGGCGACGACCTGGATGAGATCTGGCGCCATCTCGAGGCCGAGTTCGGCGAGTTCGACCTCCAAGCCTATCGCATCTTCGAGACCATTCGCGATCGGATCGAGCACGACCAGGCCGAGCGTGCCCAGCGGCTCACCGCATTGAAGATCGGCACTTCACGGGGCGACACGCAGCTGGTCGCCGGCGCAGTGATGAAGGTCGCCAAGGCCAAGCGCGTCGCGCTACCGAAGGGATCCAGCGACTACAAGAAACTTGCTCAGGGTCTCCAGCGGGCCGAGCTCGAGGCGCTCCAGCGCGCCCAGGAGCGCGACGAGGGCGACTTCTCCGGCGTTCCCCGTGACAGGTTAGTCAAGCCTCCGGTCGCAGCTCCAGCAGCTGCGCCTGGCAGGAGTATCCCGGCGCTCTTTGAGCGCTACGTCCGCGAGAACCCAAAGAACGTGAAGCCTGACACGCTCGCTCAGACGCGGATGGCGGTTAAGCTCTTCATTGGCTATGTCGGCGAGCGCTCGCCGGTGACAGTCATCGACAAGCTACGCGTCGGTGATTGGAAGGATCTCCTGCTAAGGTATCCTGTGAAGGCCGCCGAGACCAAGATCTTCGCCGGCCTGTCCCTCGAGGAGATCGTCGCCTGTAATGACGCTCTACCCGAGGAGCAGCGAAAGCCGCCGATCTCGCCAAAAACGGTCAATCGATACATGGCTGGCCTGTCGGCATTCGCGAATTGGCTGGTTCCACAGGGTCATCTCCCGGCCAACCCGCTTCTCGATATGTTCATCACCGTGGAGAAGGACACCAGCAAACCCGTCTTCTCGACGGAAGAGCTGACGACGCTGTTCTCGTCGCCACTGTTCACCGGATGCCAGTCCGACGAGAAACTGGCGCTCATAGCGCAACCCGGCAATCTCCAGATCCGCGACCACCGCTATTGGCTTCCGCTCGTCATGCTCTGGTCCGGCGCTCGGCCGGCAGAGATCGCGCAGCTCCTGGTCAAAGACGTCCGCGAGCAGCACGGGAAGTGGATCATGCACATCACCGAGGAGGGCAGCGACGACAAGAGCATGAAGACGAAGGGCAGTATGCGCGTCGTGCCGATCCATACAGAGCTGGTCCGGCTCGGCTTCGTCGACTTCGCGAAAGCGCAGAAGGAGAAGGGCGAGAAGCACCTGTTCCCCGAGGCGGAGCGCAACAGCCGCGGTCAAATGGCGGCGAAGTTCTCCCGCGACTTCGGGCGCTACCTGGAGAAGGTCGCCATCAAGGAGGGACGCGGCCCGTCGCTCTATTCGTTCCGCCATGGTTCGGCTGATGCGCTGCGCCGCGCCGAATATCTTGACGAGGAGTTTGCGATGATCCTCGGCCACGCCAAGCACACGCAGACCGGCCGGTATGGGCATCTACCCGAGGGAATGCTGCGGCAGCGCGTCGAGCTGGTCGAGGCTATCGCCTATCCCGGCCTGGATCTCAGCCACCTATATCCGGCCACCAGACAGGGATTCTGAACGTCGTTCAAAATTCGCTTTGTAGGTATCCTGATACCGTGCTAAGGTTTTCCAAGATCAAACTTGGAAGGCCTTCTGTTGCTTGCGTCATGGATCAGCAAAGCCGGCGGTTTCATCCGTGGCGGCGTCCTGGAGAAGAAGTCGCTCGTCTCTGGCGTGTCGTCGCCGGCGCCGTGGTTCCTGGATCTCATCGGATCTCAGCCCGTCGCGTCCGGCGTATCTGTTACGCCCGAGACCGCGATGCGCTCTGCGGCCGTCCGCTGCGCAGTACAGGCTATTGCCGAAGCTGTCGGCCAGCTCCCGGTTATTGTCTACAGCCGAGACCCGGCTGGCGCCAAGGAGCGCGACACCAGCCACCCGCTCTATGAGATCCTGCACGACGCGCCGAACACCTGGCAGTCGGCGAGCTCTTTCAAAGAGCAGGTGACGCGCGACGCGCTCCTGCACGGCAACGGCTACGGCTACATCTCCCGCGCCTTTGACGGCCGGCCGATCGAGCTCCAGCGGCTCGACCCGCGATCCGTCACCGTCGACCAGGACGACTTCGGCGCGCCCTTGTATTTCATCTCAACCCAGGCAGGCCGGCGCCAGCTCGACCGCGGCAGCATTCTGCATATCTCGGCGCCCTCGCTCGACGGCGTTTCCGGCGCCTCGCCGGTCATCCTGGCGAAGGAGACCATCGGCGTCTTGATCGCGCTCGAGGCGCATACCGCCCGGCTGTTCGGCAATGGCGCTCGCCCGTCTCTCGCGGTCCTCCTGGATGAAGATCCCGGCGAGGGCGCGCTCGAGAAGATCGTCGCGAGTTGGAAAGCCGCGCACGGCGGTTCTCGGCAGGGCGGCACCGCAGTTCTCCAGGGCGTGAAGGCGATCGAGTCGCTCACCATGAACAGCGTCGACAGCCAGCTCTTGCAGATTTGGGCCTATCTGATCTCGGATATTGCCCGCGTCTTCCGCGTGCCGCCGGTCCTGCTCATGGACTACAGCCGGCAGACATGGGCGAACGCCGAGTTCGGCGGACAGCAATTCCTCACCTACACGCTCGCTCGCTGGCTCAAGGCCTGGGAAGGCGAGATCCGCCTCAAGCTCTTTGCGCCCGATGAGCGCCAGAGCTCGTTTGCCGAGTTCCTTATCGACGATCTCCTCAGGGCCGACTTCGGCGCGCGCGCCGAGTCCTACGCCAAGCTGATCAGCGCCCGCGTGCTCTCGCCCAATGAGGCGCGCGCGATGGAAAACCGCGCCCCGTATGCCGGCGGCGATCAATTCATGAACCCGAACACCACCAGCAACACCACTCCGGCTCCCCGTCAGATCGAGGCTCCGCAATGACCCTGTCGCACCGCGAATTCCTCGGCGATGCCGAGCACGATTTCTGCCTCACGCCCGCAAACGTCGCCGAGCTCGAGCGCCTCACTGGCGCCGGCATCGGCACGCTGTTTTCGCGTGTCATCGCGCGCGCCTTCTACCTGTCGGACCTCGCCGAGATCATCCGCCTCGCCCTGATCGGCGGCGGCATGTCGCCTGAACGCGCTCTGCACCTGGTCGGCGTCTATGTCACCGGCCGGCCCCTCAATGAGACCTATCCGCTCGCCCTGGCGATCCTCGAGCGCTTGTGGTTCGGCGCCGACGACCAGGCGGACGCCGAGCCGCACGAGGTGGCAGCATGAAACACATCGACACCGAAATCGTCGAGATCGTGAAAGCGAGCCTCGAGCGCATGGTCGCCGACAGCCACAAGTACTCTCGGCGCGAAACCGACATGGCGAAGTCGATCATCCACGCGATTGACCATCTCCGGCTGCAGCACGAGCTCTCCGTCGAGAAGAAGGTTCACGGAGGCGCCGCATGAACCGCGTCGAGCTCAAGGCCAGCTTTGGCATTGACGATGCCGGCATGATCAGCGGCACCGCCTGGCCCTTCGGCACGCCCGATCGCGTCGGCGACATGATCGAGAAGGGCGCCTTCGCCGGCGCCTCCCTGCCGATCCCGATGCTATTCGCGCACGATCCCGCCGAGCCGATCGGCATCTGGGAAAGCGCCACCGAGACCGAGGCCGGCCTCGAGGTGCGCGGCCGGCTCCTGGTCGACACCGTCGAGCGCGCCCGCGAGATCCGCAGCCTGGTCCAGGCCGGCGCCGTCACCGGCCTGTCGATCGGTTTCATGACCCGCAAGGCCGCGCCCCGCAAGGGCGGCGGTCGGAACATCTCGGATCTGAACCTGGTCGAGATCTCGCTCGTGACCATTCCCGCCCATCCCGGAGCGCGCATCACCGCCTCCAAGGACGCCACGGCCGCAATTCGCATTGCCGAGGCTATCACCCGCGCCGCCGTGGCGCTTCGCACCTGAAAGGCAAACTCGTGTCTGCATGCTATCCCTCTGCGGCGTTCTCGCCGATCGAACTGAAGGCCGGCGATGAGGCCGACGACATCGTGACCAAGGCGCTCGGCGATCTCCAGTCGACCGTTGAGGCGCGCCTGGTCGACATCGAGAAGAAGGCCGGCGACCGTCTCGACAAGATCGAGGCGAAGCTCGGCCGGCCCGCTCTGATCACCAAGGCCGACGACAGCGACGCCGACGTGAAGGCCTATGACGAGTGGCTTCGCACCGGCCATATCTCGCTCGAGACCAAGGCGCTCACCACCGGCGCCGGCTCCGGCGCGCCGCTCATTCCGACCATTCGCCGGGAAGAGATCATCGAGAAGCTCACGACGTTCAGCCCGGTCCGGCAGCTTGCACAGGTCGTCAGCGTCAACGGCGGCTTGCTCCAGATCCCGCGCCTGGTCGACGAAGTCGTGCCTGTCAGCGTGACCGAAGTCGCCGCGCGCACCGAGGACGAGCCGACCTTCGAACAGATCGACATCAAGAATTTCGAGATGGCCGTGGTCGTCCCCGTCTCGCGCATTACCCTCGAGGATAGCGTGATCGACATCGGGTCGTTCATTGGCAACCACCTGGCGAAGAAGTTCGGCGCCCTCGAGTCGTCGTGGTTCATCTCTGGCAACGGCACGACCCAGGCGGAAGGCGTCCTGACCAGCACCGAGCTTTCGATGCTCACGACTGCCACCACCGGCACCATCGTCGCCGATGAGATCATCGATCTCTTCTACGGCCTCCAGTCGGCCTATTCGGCGAGCGGCTCCTGGCTCATGAACCGCGCCACCATGGCTCTCATCCGCAAGATGAAGGGTTCTGATGGTCAGTACATTTGGGAGAAGTCCGTCGCGGCTGGTCAGCCGCCGAGCCTCCTCGGCCGTCCGGTCTATGAGGCCCCGCATATGCCGAACCCCACCGCCGGCCTGGTGCCGATCGTCTTCGGCGACTTGGCATCCGGCTACCTGATCACCGACCGCGTGGCAATCGACCCGATCCGCGACGAAGTCACCGGCTATGGCAACGGCATCGTCAAGTTCGGCGCCCGTCGTCGCGTCGGCGGCAAGGTCGTGCTCGGCGAGGCTCTGACCAAGCTGCGCGTGAAGGCGTAACCATGTTGCGGCTCGCAGACGACATTGTGATCTCGATCGGTCCTGGAGTGCCGATCCGGCTTCGCGCGTCGCTGCGAGCCGCGATCCGCCTCGAGCGCATCGGCTTCTCTCGGCTCGCCTCGGCGATCGTCGAGGGCAACGTCACGCTCATCAAGGCGATCATCGTCGAGGGCGCAGAGGATGACCCGTCCGACCTCCTGGACGAGCTCGACTTCGGCCCGCTCGGCAAGACGCTCAGGAGCCTCCAGGAGCCGCTCCTGCGCTTTCTGCTCATTCTGTCCGGCGTCGACCCGGATGAGTCGCAGCGGCCGCCCCAGGCGACGCCAGCCATCACCGCCAAGCCCTTCTCTCTGGCGAAGCACTACAGGCGGCTTTACGGCGCCTGCATCGTAACTTTCCACTGGACTCCCGACCAGGTGCTCGACGCCACGCTCGCCGAGCTCGACGTCGCTCTCAACGCCCATATACACGCTCTTACCGTCGCCGAGGCGCTGTCGAAAGAGCTCCCTCCGCCGGCGCATCCTGACGACCAGGATCTCCAGCAGCTCTATCACCTGGAGCCCACCGTCGATCCTGTCACCGGCATGGATGTCGAGTTTGACCGCGCCGGGCTGCACGCCCTTAAGGCGAAGTTGGGAGCCTGAGCACATGCCGTTCAAGCCTCCCCGCATCCGCCCTTGCTGCGGCGAGATCGTCCCTGCCGGCGAGCTCTGCGCTTGCCAGCGCAGGCGCCTCCTGGAGCGTCACCGTCGCCATGATGCGAGACGTCCCTCGGCCTGGCGTCGCGGCTATGACCGTGAACATCGCATCGCCCGCATGCACCACCTGGCGCAGCACCCGAACTGCGTCATGTGCAGTGAGCCGGCGACGATCGCCGACCATGTCGTCGCGCACCGCGGCGACCGCGCTCTGCTCAGGGACGCGAGCAACCTGCAATCCCTATGCGCCACCTGTCACAGCTCGATCAAGCAGCGCCTGGAGTGCCAGCCATGAGCGCCGACGCTGCCGACTGCGCGCGCCAGCTCTGGATCAACGTCATTGCTTTGGCGATAGACGATGCGACCCTCACCGCAGCCGCGCAAAACAACAAAGACCTTGTGCGCTATCAAGCTCGCTCTTGGCTCACCAAGCCGAGCGCCGACTTCAACGAAGTCTGCCACCTCGCCGGTCTCGATCCGAAAGCCGTTCGTGAAGGCGCCGTTCGCTGCATCCAAGCCTATGACGCTAATCCCGAGCGCGCCGAGTGCAGTTACGAGTTCGAAGGCGAGCGCCACACCATTGCCGAATGGTCGGAGCGCCTCGGCCTCGATCGCAGCGTTCTCCGTGGCCGTCTCAAGAGTGGCTGGCCTGTCGGCGAGGCCCTGACTGCACCTTATGGCTTCCGTGCACCTCGAAAGAGGAAGCGAGCGGCCTAGGGGGGGGTATCAAGCACCTTTGAAGTATTCAGTGAAGACCGGCGTGCTGTCAAACGCGCAATATCGAGCCGAAATAGGATTTTGAAATGCCCGTGATCACCGTTGAGGACGCCAAGAGCTTCCTCCGCATCGAAGGAGATGAAGACGACGCCGTGCTGCTCAGCATGATCGCGGCGGCTGAAGCCTATGCGCTCCGCTATACCGGACCGATCTTCGCAGAGGATGGGGAGATCCCTGAGGATTTCAAGCACGCCGTCCGAATGCTGGTCGGCCACTTCAACACGAACCGCGAGGCCGTCCTGGTCGGCGCCAACGCGGCCGAGATCCCCCTCGGCGCGCGCGATCTCCTGCGCGAAATGCGTAATCGGACGGTCGGATAATGGCAGACGACGGCGGAAAAGCTCGCTTTAAGGCCTTCATGGCGGCGCTTCCGGCCCAGATCAAGGCCGACATCGCCCCGGCAGTGGACAAATCGGCCGACGAAATGGTGTCGGCGATGAAGTCGCTGGCGCCGTCCGATGACGGCGATCTCCGCGCTAGCATCCGTGTTGAGCCTGGTCAACACGAGCTGTCCCGGAAGGTCGTCGCCGGCAACGCGGCGGCACCGCACGCCACCTACGTCGAGTTCGGCACCATCGATACTCCGGCGCAGCCCTATTTCTGGCCGATCGTCCGTTCGTTTCGGCGTCGTTCCACCAGCCGCATCAACCGCGCGATCACCGCAGCTGTGAAGAGGTACAACGCGTGACCAGCCCTTCGCTCGCCCTACAGAAGCTCGTCTATGCGCGCCTGGTCAACTCGGCCGAGGTGACGGCGCTCGTGAGCCGCGACTTCATCCTCGATCGCAGCGGCCGGCCGACTGCCTTCCCCTGCATCATCATCGGCGAGGGTTATGGCAATCTCGGCACCTACTGGTACGAGGGCAACCACCATGACGAGCTCTTCTCGGATCTGCACATCTGGACCGCAGAGCCGAGCACCGTCGAGGTGAAGGAGATCGCGCATGCGATCCGCTTGGCGCTCAGAGGATATCCCTGGTCGGCGCCTGGCTACACCTGCCACGACCTCAGCGTCGCCGGTGAAACGTTCATGCGCGACCCGGACGGGCTGCACGCGCATGGCGTCGTCTCTGTCCGCGCCATCCTCCAGGAAAGGGCGAGCGCATGACCATCCGTGCGGGACTTCTCGCTCACACCATTGCCATCGAGCGCTCGGCCGTCACCGTCGACGATGCCGGCCGGCCTGTCACCACCTGGTCGGCCATCGCCACCAGGCGCGCCGAGCTGGTTGAGCGTACGATCGCCGAGATGCAGCACGACAGCGGCACGCTCAGTGAGAGCACGCTCATCCTTCGCGTGCGCTGGCTCGCCGATCTCCGGCGCGAGGATCAAGTCGTCTTCGCCGGCGAGCCATACCGCGTCATCAAGATCAGCGAGCCTGAAAGGTGCGTCGAGCTCGAGCTTGAATGCCGGAGGATCGAACCGTGAGAGGCCGCAAGCCCAGTGCGATCGTCGCGGGTAGCTCGGCCGTCACCGGCATCCCCAAGCCGCCGGCCTGGCTCGGCAAGCACGCGCGCGCCGAGTGGCGCCGGATCATGCCGGACCTGGTCGCGCGCAAGATCTTGGACGAAGCTGACATGGGCGGCGTCGAGAATTATTGCGTCGCCATGGGCCGCGTCCGCGACCTCGAGCTCGAGATCCAGAAGGCCGGCGCCATTGATCCGGTCCTCTTCCGCATGGCCGACAAGGCGATGCAGACCGCGCGCCAGCTCGCCGCGGAATATGGCCTGACGCCTGTTAGCCGCAGCAGGCCTGCCATCCGCGCCGACGACCTGGACGACGGCGCCGACGACCTGGCGCTTGAGTGATGGCAGCTGCAGCGACCTTCCCGCATTGGATCTATGACGGCTCGGAGATCCCGGACCCCTTTGGCTATGGCGAGCGTGCTGTTCGGTTCCTGAAGGCGCTCCGTCACCCCAAGAACCTCAAGCGCGGCCATCCCTTCGTTCTCGACGCCTGGCAGGAGCGGATCGTTCGTCGCATCTATGGGCCGCGCCATGAGGACGGCACCAGGATCGTGAAGACCGTTGTCCTCCTCCTGCCGCGCGGCAACCGGAAGACCTCGCTCTCGGCGGCGCTCGCCCTCCTGCACACAGTCGGCCCCGAGCGCGTGCCTGGTGGCGAAGTGATCAGCGCCGCCTCAGATCGCAAGCAGGCGCGGCTTGCTTATGCCGAGGCGCTCGGCATCGTTCGCGCGACGGCTCCTGTTGCCTCTGTCGTCTCGCTGCAGGATTACCGCAACCGGCTCACGTCCAGGAAGCACGGCTCGTTCTATGAGGCTATCTCGTGCGATGCCGGCACCCAGCACGGCCGCACGCCCGTTTTCGTTCTGGCTGACGAGCTCCACGCCTGGAAAAAGCGTGACCTCTGGGACGTGCTGAAGTCCGGCCTGGTGAAGACGCCCGGCTCGCTCCTGGTCGTCGCGACGACGGCAGGACGCGGGCAGGAGAACGTCGCCTTCGATATCGTCGACTATGCCCGCAAGGTTGCGCGTGGCGAGATCCACGACCCGGCGACGCTGCCGATCTTGTTCGAAACCGACCCCGATACCGATTGGCGAGATGAGGCCGTTTGGCACCGCGCCAATCCTGGCTTGTCATGCTCGCCGGCCTATCCCGACATCGAAGGGCTTCGCCAGCTAGCGGCCGAGGCAGAGCACCGCCCTGGCGACCGCGAAGCCTTTCGGCAGTTGAACCTCAATGTCTGGCTCGATCACAGCGCCGATCCCTTCGTCGAGATGGCGATCTACGACCAGGGCGCCGAGCCTCCCGTCGACCTCGAGGCGCTGAAGGGAGAACCTTGCTGGCTCGGCGTCGATCTCTCTTCCAATTCTGATCTCACCGTTGTCGTCGCGGCCTGGCGCGATGGCGACGGCTACGTCGTGCATCCCTGGTTCTTCTGCCCAGAGCAGAACCTACGCGGCAGAGCTGACCGCGATGGCGTTCCGTATCCCCGTTGGAAAGAGGAAGGCTTCATCACCGCCACGCCTGGCAACGTCGTCGACTTCCGCGCCGTCGAGGAGAAGATCCGCGAGCTCTGCGACGCCTACGATGTTCGCGAGATCGCCTTCGATCCACACCTGGCGCGCAACATGATGGCGAACCTCGCCGAGGACGGCTTCCCCGCCATTGAGATGCGGCAGGGCTGGATCACCATGGCGCCGGCGATCAAGGAGCTCGAGCGCGCGATCATCGCCGGCCGCTTGCGTCACGGCGGCAATCCGATCCTCCGCTGGCACTTCGAGAACATCAGCGTCGAGACCGACAAGGCCGGCAACAAGTCCTTCCACAAGGGCAAGAGCCGCGACCGCATCGATGGTGCTGTCGCTGCAGCGATGGCAGTCGGCCGCGCCTCGGCAGGATCGAAGAAACGCTATTCGATCTATTCCGACCCCCGCATTTCACCTGAAGATCTTTGGATTTGAACCATGACTGAAGTTCCTCGGCTCGTAATTGCCCAGATCGAGGCGCGCACCAGCCGCCTGGAAAAGGAGCTCACGAAGTCAACCGCGTTGACGTTGCGCAAGTTTGACGAAATGACGGCAGGCTCCACTCGCGCTTCCAAGCGGATCTCGCGCGACATGGACAAGGCCGCTTCGTCGATCGACAAGGCTTTCGGCAGTCTGAAGGGTTTCGCGACGGGCTTCGCCGGCGGCCTGGCCGCTGGTGTCATTGGCGAGTTCACCGGCGCCATTGAGGGCGCGGTCAAGGGCATCGCCGACCTGAAAGCCCAGGCACAGCAGGCCGGCGTCGGCGTCGAGGGTTTCCAGCGCCTCAACGTTGCCGCTCGGCACGCGCGCGTCGGCACCGACGCCCTGGTCGACGGTTTGAAGGAGCTCCAGCTTCGCGGCGCAGAGTTCGCTCTCACCGGCAAGGGCTCGGCGGCGGATGCCTTAACCAGGCTCGGCTACACCGCCGACCAGTTGAAGGCGAAGTTGCGCGATCCCTCGGCGCTCTTCCTCGAGGTCATTGGCCGCTTGCAGCAGCTCGACACCTCGGCGCGTATTCTCAATCTCGACGAGCTCTTTGGCGGCACCGGCGCCGAGCAATTCATTCGTCTGGTCGACATGGGAGCGGACAAGATCCAGCGCGTCGGCGACGAGGCGAAGGCGTCCGGCGCCATCATCGAGACCGAGCTGGTCGACCGCGCGGCGCTGCTCGCGGCGCAGTGGGATCTCATTGCGACTGTCATCAAGGGCAATCTCGTCTCGGCGATTCTGTCGGCGTCGAGCGCCATGGGGCCGCTCATCGCCCAGAGCAACGCCCTCGGCAATTCGTTCTCGCGCTTCATGAACGATCCGAACTGGCTCAACTTCAACGCCTTCATGCTCGGCGGCAACGTCGAGCTCCTGGCGCAGAAGCGCGCCTTGCCTGGACCGGCCGACGACGCCCGCGAGAACGCGCGCGCTCGCACCTTCTCGGCGGGGACGGCGGCGCCCGTCGTCTCTGAGGATCGCGCCACCCGCGCGCGGGCTTCTGATGGTCCGCCGATCTCGCAGACCAACTTGCCGCCCATTCCCTACCGGCCGCCGAACCTCCTGGACTATGACCCGAACCCCGTCGCCCGTGGTGGCGGAGGAGGCGGCTCTCGTGCGGCATCGGCTGGCGCAGCTCGCAGCGAGGCCGACGCTGTCGAGGCTCTGATCAGCTCTCTCGAGGAAGAGCTCGCCCTGGTCGGCAAGACCGATGCGGAGCGCGCCGTCGCGACCAATCTCCGGCAGGCGGGCGCCTCGGCGACCGAACAGCAGAAGGCGAAGATCCGCGAGCTCACGGCGGCGATTGAGCAGCAGGAGGCCGCGCAGAAGAGCGCCAATCAGGCGCAGCAGGCCTTCAAAGGTGTAGCCACCGATGCCGTGCGCGGCCTCATCGATGACTTGCGCAACGGCGCAAGCGCGGCCGACGCCCTCTCTGGCGCCCTGGATCGCGTCATCGACAAGCTTCTCGACCAGGCGTTCGATAAGCTCTCGGGAGGCTTCAATCTCACCTCGATCCTCGGCAGCATCGCTCTCGGCGCACCTGCCGCCGGCGGCGTCTACGCCGAGGGCGGCGACATCCGTGGTCCCGGCACCGGCACCAGCGACAGCATCCCGATTTGGGCTTCGAACGGGGAGTTCATTGTCAACGCCAAGGCCACTGCGAAGCACCGCGCCTTGCTGCACGCTATCAATAGCGGCTCGAGCTTGTTCGCGACTGGTGGGATCTACGGCACCCCTGAGACGGCAGTGCCGACCAGCGTGGGAGCTCGGCCGGGTGGCGCCGTGCCGCCCCAGTCGATCCAGATTTCGGCGCCGATCACGGTCAATGGCAGCTCCGGCTCGCCCGAGCAGAACCAGGATCTCGCCAACCGCATGCGGAAGGAAATGGAGAGCACCGTGCGCGGCGTCGTGGCTGATGAGCTTCGGCGGCAGATGCGACCGGGGAATATGGTCAATCGCCGGAGCTAGCCGGCGACGCGGCCCCATGCTTCTCTTTCCAACGGCGCTTGCGGACAGCGCCGAGCGCGCTGTCATGCTGGCGCTGCTGCTCAGGCGTCATCGTTCTGCGATCAGCGCGATATGCTCTCGACTTACCGCCATTCTCAGCCGCGCGGTCCTGGCGCTCGCGCGAGTTGCGCTTCAGTCGCCGCCGCTCGGCAGGCGAGGCGTCAACCGGAATGATGACCGTGTGCTTGCGGCGCTGATACTTGGGATAGGCCGCGCGTGCCGTCGCAACGAGATTGAGTAGAGGGGCGAGCTTGGATTGTTCCGACGCGCCTTCCGGCTCGGCATCAGCAGCCTCGATATCTAGCTCGTCCAGCAGCGCGTTCATTGCGACTTGATCGGCATCCTCCGATGCAGAACAATGAATTGCGTCCAGCTCTTGGAATAGTCTCAGCTCATACGGTGCCAATTCGCGCTCTCTGCGCCTCGCTTCACCTATATTTCCGTGAGTACAAGAGAAATTTGCATTAATTTGCCGGTAAAATTCATCAATGTCGTCTGGATCTTCATGAAGATGCATGCTATTGTTCTTTCGTATTGCTCAGCGGCATACACAGAACTGATTTGAGCCCGTGATGTTCGAACATCACGGGCTTTTCTTTATGCAGCTGCCTTGTTGAGAAGGCGGGCAATATCGACGGCGACGCTCGGCGCGACCGGCTTGCTGGCCGTCGAGTTTCCGATCTTGAAGCCCGTCCCTGCGCGCGTGATGAGATAGTCATCATCAAGATCGAGCAGGCTAGGCAACTCGCCAGACATGACGGCGCGGATGCGCTCGGCGAAGACGCGGGCGACCTGAAGCGGATAGCGCGTCGTTTCGCTCTCGCCGACCGCGAACACGACTTCATCGCCCTCGCGCGCGATCAGCCAGCCGGGAAGGGTGTCCTCAAGCTCGCCACGCTCAATCGCCGCATTGATCAGATGCCCAATCACGTCGATCGACGTGATACCGCGAGCGGTGGCGAGGGCCTTGATCTGTAAGGCGCGTTCATCAGGAAGAAGCATTTGAGTCGGCATGGGAATCTCCGTGGACGGTGAAGGCATCATAGTACTATGACACTTACACGTCAACCGGGATAATGCTCGAACTATCGCCTAATGAGAGAAATGAGGGCCGGCATTTGGAACGAAAGCGCGTCCTTTCTGGTGGAACGAAAGCACGTCCTTTAGGAACGATTTCACGTCCTTTGAGAACGAAAGCACGTCCTTTGGGAACGAAAGCACGTCATCCATAGAAGTAAGAAAGGGAAGAGAAGGGAAGGGAGTTAGGAAGGAAGCAAGGAAAGCGCTCGCCAAGGCTCGCTGCTCGCCCTTCGGGCTCGCGCCGGCTTCCGGTTCTTCACCGGAGAAGGTGAGGAACAAGAGCAGGAGAGGCAACCCGTAGGTTCCTATCCTCCGGTTCTCGGCGAAACCGTCCTGTCCCCCAGAATAGCCTCTGAGAGACATCACCCCGTCCCGGTATCGGACACCGTGCCGCAAGCTCTCGATGGCACAGCTAAATCCACAGCCTTCCGGCACGCCCCGGAACCTTCCGCGAAATCTGCCGACATAAGGAAGTGCTTACTTATTGAAATCATTGTGGAATTCGTCTTGACGGGCGGTTTCTAGCCATGCGACTCTCGTCTTGTCACCAACCGGAGGCGCAAATGCGCGAACACTTTATCGCTGATGAAATCTACTGGAAGCTGATCGCCGAGCTTCAGAAGCTCGCCGGCAAGGTCGAGCGCGACCTGATCATTGAAACCCTCGGCGATCACGGCATCTGGCCTCGCAAGGTGCTCGACGACTCGTTCAGACTCGCTAGGAGGCCTGCCAGCGGCGTTTCTCTGGCCCGGTCGAACTATGCGGCTCGCGACGAGAACGGCCGTCAGTGAGCGCCCTGGGCGATTTGGGACAGTCTGCCCCAGGTGCGACCGCCAGCCGCACTCGCCTTCTCGGCATTTCCAACAAGCCGCTCGCTATAGGGCAAAATGGGGCAACCTGGCCCTCTGGAGACCGCTATAACCAAGCACGACACTATTGCCGAGACCGGCTCTTGGCTGACCCGCCTCGCACCCGTTAGCGCCCTTGCCCGTATGGGTCGCCTGCAGCGCGAGCTGCATATCGGGCGCGTCGGTCTTATGGCTGAAGGCGAGATTTTCAGCCTGAACGATCGCCTAATCCTCGCAATTAACGGGCGAGGCAAGGGGGCATCGCTCCAGAATGCGCGCCGGCGCCTGCGGCGCGCCGTCATCGCCGCGAGGGCTTTCGGGCTCGACTTATCCAAGCTGACCGACACGGCCGTCTGATGGAGCCGCTTCCGACCAACGTACCGCCGGCCATCGAGGAGATCCTTCAAGACTACCACGTAGGCGGCATTGACTGCGCCGAGCAGCGCGCCGGTTTAATCGGCTCGCTGAAATCGACGCCACAACGCAGGCGTTTATTCAAAAGCACCTGCTTTGGACGCAGCAGCCGGGAAATAACCCGGTCGAGTGGCTCTAGGGCCCGATCCTCACCGTCATAATCACAGGGCGCCCAGCGAGAGCTTGGGCGCCCTCAAACGCCTAGAAGGGAATGTCATCTTCTGACTCGATCTCGTCGTCCGACTGATGCTCTATCTGTTTCTGCTTGTCAGGCGATGGGAGCGATTGAGCATTTCGCTTAGCTTTCGCTAAGCGCTTAAAGATTGCGTCTAGCATTTTTTTCGTAGGGGCGAGCTTTTCAGCAACTTCACTAGTCGTGTCGGCAAGTTCGAGCGCCAAATCGAGCCAAGATTCCCACTTAGTGCGGCTAGTTGAGATCTCATAGTCAAGTTCAGAAAGTCGCTTAACTATCGCTTCTCGTTTTCGGATCGGAATGCCTTCAACTTTGTCGACTGCGCTCCTCATTTGCGTTAAATGAAACCGCAAAGTTTCTATAATATCGGCAGATATCGATAGTACTGGTCCGTGTCCGGAACGTCGCTGTTTGAACTTCTCCAAGCGAAACGTCAAAGAAAGCGTATCGACCCTGTTTCTAATAATGCCGTAAAGCTCTAATATACTCTTCGGCCCGCCATATTCGTTTCGAACATCGATTATTGACTCGATGTCAAACACCTCTGCCATGGCGAATATGTTGGAAACATAGATGTCCTCGCCATAAGTATCACTATCGCTGATCATACCGAGTGTTCGTTCCCGTGCTATCGCCTCGAACTCTAAAAAAGCTTCGAGAGGGTCCGGTGGTAGCAGGTCCAGTTCTTCATCCGTAAGTAATAAGGTCAT